ATTCACGCGCGAGAATTACACTATTTTTTTGAAATTTAAGGAGGTTTTATATAAAAAAATGGGGAGACCGAGACTGCCGACAGAGCTAAAAGCATTAAAAGGTACGCTGAACACTACACGGGAAAAGAACAAGCCGAGTGCAGATACAGCCCTTGCAAAAAAGTCTACTGCAATCTTTCCGGAAGAAACAAAAATTGCCTGCCCGAAGACAATCAAGAGCAAGTATGTGAAAGCCTACTGGAAGAAGCTCACGGCAATGCTTGTTTCTATCCGCGTTCTCTCCCCTGCCGACATACCCCAGCTTGAGCAGCTTTGCCTTATCCTGGAAAAACTGAGGGAAGTCCAAACGCTTTATTCAGACCTTAACCCGCTGGAAGATTTCGAGGCGTTTTCCAATGCACAGAAGGTCTATATCGCACTCTCGAACAAGTTTGACCAGCTCGGGAGTAAATACTACATAAGCCCTGCAGCAAGGACAAAGCTCACCCTCGACGAGCTGAATGTCATAAAAACAGGGCAGGAAATACAGAAAAATGAAAGCGCAATCAGCGCAATACTTGGAGGTAGGAAATGAAAAAATTCGGAGTTATCAAAAGCAATCGCCTTTGGAGTTTAGAAGGATTCTTAAACTGTAAAAAGGATGTAAGTATCGGAGACAAGGTTCTTATTCCGGATTTTACGGTCCCAGAGTGTGAAATACCTGGCAAAGAGATAATGAAGTTTTCAGAAAAATATATTAAATCTGATGAGGCTATTGTTATTAATAAAACTGAAAAAGAGATTCATTTAATCTTTGATCACTGTCTTTTTCAATCAGCAATAGATTTTAATAAAAAGTTCGATTTTTCAAAAACTCAGCTTGCCGCTTATCTTCAGACAAAATTCTTAAAGTCTTTGAATGCACATGGTGTGCCAGCAATAACCTGCGATTTGCCTAGCATGGAAGAAGTTTTTAGTGAAAACCGTCTCGACTTTTTTAAAAGTGGTAAAAATAGAATCGGTTTTGATTTTGATGAAGAATTTTCAGTCTGGTATTGGCTAAAAGATGCAGCGTCTGCTTGGGCGTTCTGCTTTGTGGCCGCCATTGGCAGTGCCACCTCCGCCGACGCGAGCTGTTCGGGCACTTTCGTTCGTCCCCGCTTCGTTATTGCAGCGTAGGCGTGTCAAATAATCTGCCGGGCGCTAAGCCCGGCGATGAGGAAGGGTGTATATGTCAGATTACAAAAAACAAAGAAATAAAAGGATTGCCGAATTACAAAAGAAAAACAAAGAAATTTCAGAAGCAAATAAAAATAATTCTGCTCAAATTCTTGCATTGATTATAAAGAATGGACTTTTAGAAAAGCAGAATAAGGAATTGCAAGAACAGATTGAAAAGATGAAGATAAGTTTGCCGCTTTGTAAGCGTGAAGATAATACAGAGGGGCGTTTTACCCAATAGGAATGGAGAAAGAACAATGAAAAAGATTTATATATGTTATTCAGATTTCACAAACACACTTTATGCTTACAGTAAGAAAGATTATAGCGATAAGCAAGATTTATCAGAACTGTTTGCATACATTGTCAGAAAAGTCTGCAAGTTAAATAACACCAAAGAAATTAAAATTGGAGATTTAGTTTTGGAGATAAAAGAATGACAATTGAAGTGTTGAAGAAGTTTCTTGAAGAAGCAGTAAATAATGGGCTTGGCGATTATCCGATTTATGTAAGATGTCATGGTGATAAAGATGAAAATCGAAAAGAAATTGATTTTGCACAGATAGTTTCTTTTTCAAGCAATGATGGAAAATATGGCGAGATAATTTTTAGGAGATAAAAGAAAATGAAAACAATGGTAATAGCAATTTAGTTTTTGTAAAAAGTATTGACAAGAAACAGAATCAGCATTATATTATAACTATCAGCGGACGCGCTGATAAGGAGACCAAAGTGAAGGAAGTACTACTTTACTTGGCCGATAAGCTGGTTGATTTCCTGCTAACCCTGGTTGTTGCAGTAGTCACGTACTACATAACCAAATGGTTAGACAAGAAATCTAAGTAAGTCGGTGGGGAGTTCGCAGAAATGCGGACTTCCCTTTCCTTTTAATATTAAATCATCGAGGTGCTTATGTCAATTTTTTTCCCAATAATGGCAGGCGTCGTAATCGGTATTGTAATTTATTACACAAGAAAATCTAGGAAAAACAATCATGGAACAAACAGAAAAGCCTAAATATTCTGGCTACGGCTACCACGGTGGCGGGCGAAAAGCCACCGGCTTGAAACGTGTTTCCTTTTCTGTAAGCTGTCAGCCAGAAGAATTGGAACGGCTCAAAGAACTTGTCGCAAAAAGCGGAAAGACAACAAGCCGATACCTTCTGGACCTTGCGTTTTCATCAGACAATTTAACGAAATAATTCCCTTTGAGTTGTCAAATATTGTTTGACAACTCATTTTTTTTAATGACTGTATAGGCATGAAAAACTATGCAGAAATTCTTGAAAAATACTGTGATGACATTCTTTCCGGAAAAATAACGGCCGGAATCTATACAAAAAAGTCAATCCAGCGCTTTAGAAACGACCTGAAAAAATCCCAGCGGGCGGACTTCCCCTACGAATACATTCAGGAAGAGGCCGACAAGGTTCTTTCTTTTGCTGAATCACTCAAGCCTGGAGACCTCAACGGGAAGACAATCGAGCTTTTGCCATGGCAAATCTTCTGTTATTCAAACCTTGAAGGCTGGAGACATAAAGGCGACACGGACAGAAAACGCTTCCGCATGGCTTATATCGAGGTAAACCGAAAAAACGGCAAGACAACTGGACTTCTTTTGCCGCTCGTTCTCTACAATTTCCTCAAGTACAAGGCCGCAGAAAGCTACATAGTTTCTTCTTCGGACACGCTTTCCGAAAAAACCTTCAAGGAAGTTCAAGACATCATCATCGCAGAGCCGGAACTTGATAAAATCCTCGACTGTAAATCCCTTGCAATTACATTCAAGGACATTTCAGAAAAATCCCGGCTCAGCTTTTACTGCGACGGCGGAAAGTCCGTTGACGGCTTGAAGCCTCGCTTTGCAGTCATTGACGAATACCACGATTTTCAGAGCGATAAACTTTTTATGTCGATGCAATACGGTATGCGAAGCAAGAAAGACGCTCAGCTTGTCGTAGTTACGACTGCCGATGTTGAGATTTCAAACGCCTGCTACGAGCAGAACGCAAAGGCAAAGCGAATCCTGAATGGAGTGCAGACACAGGAAGAATTCTTCTCCGTAATTTACGCACTCGATGAAGGCGATGATTACCACGATCCGGCCGTATGGCAGAAGGCAAATCCAAGCCTTTATGACATCATTGATCCTTCTGTAATTCAGTCGGACATTGACGACGCGGAGCTTACGCCGCACAAAATCCCGGAGCTGAAAGCAAAGACTTTTGGAATCTGGGGCGGTGGCGGTGAAAAATCATGGCTTGCAATCGAAACATGGCAGAAGAATAAATCTTTAACGGCAAATATCGACGACTTTGATGGCTTGGAATGTTTCGGCGGTTTGGACCTTGCACAAGTTGACGACCTCTGCGCATTCACAAAACTCTTCAAAAAAGACGGAAAGGACTTCTATTTTCACCGCTTCTACATTCCAGAGGGCACGGCGCACGAACGCTACAGAAAGGAAAACATCAATTTCTTTCAATGGATTGAAAAAGGAATTATAACCGCAATTCCGGGGCAGACAATCGATTACTCTTTCATCATTCGTGACATTCTTGATGATGCCTTGCGTTTCAAAATCCGTGGAATCGGCTACGACAAATGGCAGGCAAAGGATGTTATACAGGGAATCGAAAATGAACGGCCGGACATTGCCCTTGTCGAAATCGAGCAGAGTTTAAGAAAGCTCTCTCCCCTCACCCAGTCCTACGAAAAAAGCGTGAAGGATGGGCATATTGTTGACAATTCACCCGTCATGCTCTGGATGATAAACAATGTTGAAATAAAGCCGGATGTAAACGGAAACTATAAGCCTATGAAAAAGAGCAAGGCCAGCACCCAGCGCATAGACGGCGTAATCAGCTCGATAATGGCTCATGGAGTATCACAAAACGAGGCATTTTTACCGCAAGATTTTTCCATTGAAGACATGATTTCCTAAAAATGACTGTATTCTCAGGAGTAATTTATGGGCGTAAGATTCATAGAAAAAGCAACTAAAACCCCCTCTCCATCGGCTTTTCTGATGGGTACAGATGAAAACGGCATTGATGGAAAATTCGAGCAGTCGGCCTTAAAAGATTTTTTTGAAGCCGACAATAAAGATTCAATCGGAACTTTGTCCGATTTACAGACAACGGCAAAAACAAATCTTGTTTCTGCAATAAATGAGGTAAACTCTGCTGTCAATGATGAGGAAACGGAAAGAAAAAATGAAATCGGAACTTTGTCCGATTTACAGACAGCAGCAAAAACAAATCTTGTTTCTGCAATAAATGAGGTAAACTCTGCTGTCAATGATGAGGAAACGGAAAGAAAAAATGAAATCGGAACTTTGTCCGATTTACAGACAACGGCAAAAACAAATCTTGTTTCTGCAATAAATGAAGTAAGCACAGCTGTCAATGAAGAGGAAACGGAAAGAAAAAATGAAATCGGAACTTTGTCCGATTTACAAACAACGGCAAAAACAAATCTTGTTTCTGCAATAAATGAAGTAAACACAGCTGTCAATGATGAGAAATCAGCAAGGGAAGCTGCGATTGAAGCTCTTGATGCGTCTCTAGTCGGAGGGGCAGGAAAATACATAGAATCAATTTCAGAAACAAATGGAGTTCTCTCTGCAACTGAAAAGAGTTTTGGCGCTATTGCTAAATCAAATACAGCCCCTGTTACAGGCGATTCCGTCTGGAAATACAATCAGCTTTTCTTCTCTCACAATATCCCCCGCTATGTAAACGGAGCTTTAGGGAAAAACATTACCGCATATTATAATGACGGCACACTATGGAAAAGGCTCAACGGAACTGATGGGTATTCTTACTTAGAAGATATCTATGTCGGTGATTATTTTCAAATGAGCAGAGCAATTACATGTCCCAATTCTTATGAAGGGACAATCGGCTCTGCTTGGGTAACTATTGCTGGCATTAATACATTACAAGGCAATGGTGATACTGTTGATATGATGTACAATCATCTTGTAATGATTCCAGGAAAAGGAGAAGGCGGCAGTTTCCATTTTGGAAGACAAGCAATGAACACAACCGATACTACCACAGATGGATATAAGGCAAGCCGAATGAGGACCTCTGTATTAGGTCCAGTTGTGAGTGCAGGAAGTACAGCAAGTGGAGCGACAATCAATCAACAACTTTATGCAGAATTCGGGAGTCACCTTAAAACAACCCGTGAATTGATTACAAACGCCTTAAACGCAAATGGTGTAAATCGCTTCGGTTCGGCTTCTGGCTGTTCATCCAACTGGGAATGGAGCAGCGAACAGGCCATTTTGATGAGTGAAGTCGAAGTGTATGGATCAACAGTATGGAGTTCTTCTGGATATGACACAGGAAGTGCAAAAGTTCAGTTGCCATTATTTAGATACAGCACAAAAGCACTTAATAACCGCAGTTCATGGTATTGGCTAAAAGATATAGCGTCTGCTTGGGCGTTCTGCTTTGTGAGCGGCGGTGGCCTTGCCGACTACACCAACGCGGGCGGTTCGAGCTATTTCGTTCGTCCCCGCTTCGTCCTCGCAGCGTAGGCGGAGCCGGAGCGTATCAGGAAATCCGCGGGGCGTTTAGCCCCGTGGCACATAAAAAAAATTCAAATAGGAGAAATTATGCAGACAGGTAAAGTTTTAAGCACAGCGGATGTAAAAAAGATTTTAGCAGAGTATTTTCATGTGAGCGAGGATAAGGTCCTTCCTCTAAAATACAGCTTTGTAATTCTTGAAGGAAAGGAAGAAAAATGAGTATTCCTAGCGGTTTAAAAGATCTTAGCAAAATGGAGTTCTATAAAAATGCAGTAAGAGTCCGAAAACTTATAGACCTATGGTTAATCCGTGAATTCGGAATAAAAAAGAATCCACGCAGTATAAAACAAGTCGCAAGAGGAATAAATGAAAAAGATCAGAGGATTGTAAATGAAATATATGAGAAATATGGAGTCAATCCAAACAAATCTTATAATTCTGAATATCCGGAATGGTATCTCGATGACGAGAAAAAGCTTTTAAAAGGATATACAAACCGACTTGTTTATTATCTTGTACAGGCAAATAAATTACATCCACAGCATGAATTCGAGTGGGAACAGAGGAGAAAAGCACAGAATGAAGCAATAGGCATAGTTCAAAATATTTATGTCGAAATAGAGCATATAAAGTCAATGTTTTCTGTGAGCCTTAAATTTACAGAAGACCTTATAGATGCTCTTGATCGAGAAGAAGATTTGATAAAAGGCTGGAGACAGTCAGACAACAAGAGGAGAAAAGATAAGGGTTCGGCTTGATAGCGTCTGCTTGGGCGTTCTGCAATGTGAACAACAATGGCAATGCCAACTACACCAACGCGAGCAATTCGAACAATTTCGTTCGTCCCCGATTTGAAATCGTGTGTATAAGGAAAATATTTCCACACACAATAGCGAAGGAAGCCGAATCCTTGCCGTAAAAGGTAAATATGAAAGATGATGTGATTTGATTCGTCAAGTATCACTATAAACATTTTTCCATTTTGTATTATGACAGATTTTGAAAAACTTTGTGATTTAGATAACCTCTATGATTCTTTCCAGAAGTGCAAAAAGGGTACGGACTGGAAAGCAAGTGTGCAGTATTATGAATCTAATCTTATAAAAAACATCTACACTTTAAGAAAATCTTTAATCGATGGAACTTACAGACAAAAACCGTTTTTTGAATTTACATTGAGCGAAAGAGGAAAAACTCGCCACATAAAAGCAATGAATATAAACGATAGATTGCTTCAAAGGAATCTCTGCGACAATGTTTTAAATCCAGCACTGTCAAAATATTTAATTTATGACAACGGAGCTAGTATTAAAGGTAAAGGAATAGAGTTTTCGCGAAAAAGATTAAAAGTTCATCTCGAAAAATATTACAGGTCTCATGGGAATAAAGGTTATGTGCTTTTAATTGATTTCTCAAAATATTTTGACAATATCCCTCATGAGCTTTTATGCAGAAAACTTGCAGGAAAAATAAAAGACGAAAGAATTAATTCACTTACCTCTTACTTAATTTCAACCTTTGGTGAAAAGGGAGTCGGAATCGGAAGCCAAATTTCACAGACAGCAGGCATTTTCTACCCTACCGAACTTGATAATTTCTGCAAGATTGTAAAACGGTGCAAATACTACGGACGATACATGGATGACACTTATATCATTCATGGAGATAAAGCATTCCTGAGAGGCCTTTTGAAAGAATATCAGGTAATAGCTGAACAATTAGGCATTATTATCAATAAAAAGAAAACTCAAATTGTGAAACTGGAAAAAGGATTTAGTTTTTTAAAAATGCGCTATTTAATCACAGATACCGGAAAAATTATTGTAATACCTTGCAGGAAAACAATAACACGAGAAAGACAGAAACTAAAAAAATTATCAAATCTTATGAAGCAAAAGAAAATGACTGTAAATCAGATAAAAGAACAATATAAAAGCTGGAGAGGGAATATCACAAGGTTTAACAGTTATAAGAGTGTCAGGAATCTTGACACTTTGTATAAATCAATTATAGGAGAAGGAAAAAATGAAAAAACAAATGCAAAAAGACAACATTGAAAGTGAAATCAGAACACTTATTTCAAGCCTTGATGGCCCATTGTCACCTATCGGAGATTGGAAAATCATCAAAATATACGAGGCCCGATTAAAAGGGGAACAAGACCCTTATGATTATGATGAGCTCTCAGCAGAACGCCAGAAAGTAAGGGATAAAATCAATAAGCTGCAAGAACAGCTTGAAAAACTTTAAAAGGACGAAAGCATGTTTATAATAGGTTTTCTTTGCGGCATAATATTTATCCCCGCAGTAGTTTTTATCATCTGCTTAGTGGAAGCTATTGTTGAAAACTAGAAGAAAAATGACTGTAATTATATGAAATACATTCTAAAACGAATAGCCTTAAAGCTAACAAGCGTAAAGAATCAGCTAACCTATTGGAGCTGTTTCCTAATTACATACATTGTTGTAAAAAATAAGGTTGGTTTCTACGGAATCGCACTTGCTCTCTGTGGAATAGCATTGAGTTATTTTGCGGTTTCGGAGATACAAAAACATATTGAAAGCAAGAAAGGTGATAAAATTGAATGAAAAATTTAAATTGTTTTTTACGAAAGCAGGTCTTTATATGTCTGCTGTTTTTATTTTCTTACTCGGAATGTTTTTCGGAAAACACTTTCAAAATAAAAGAATCGGAACTGAATCAGATTTTGGAAGAAACGAAAAATTTGACGAAAATTGTGAACGAGCAGAACAATCAGCTCTTACAATATCAGAAATTATCAGCCGAGTTAAGGAACGAGGTGGAAAATCAGAAGAGGAAAACACAGATGTATAAAAACCTTGCAGTTGCTGGATGTATTTCAACGGGTGCGCTGGGAGGTATAATTTATTTTTATACCATGAAATGACAAAGAACTGTGACATAGAAGTGTAGCATAAAACAATATTTCTATATAATTCTAAATAATGTTAGACATAACAAAAATAATATAGAAAATCTGTATCTAGTTGCAATTTATAGCAATATAACGATATAATAATAATAGATATCGTTGTATATCATTATATAAGCGACGGCCAAGAGGTTCGCAATCAAAGGGTGGCCGGTTCGAGTCCGGTCGTCTCCAACTCTTTAAGCCCTTGCTCCATAAGGTTTTATGACAAGGCAATTCTTCCTCTTCAAGCGGGTCGCTTGCCATTTTTTTTAAAGTGTGACATAAAAGTGTAGCATAACTTCTCCATTACACTTTTTCCTGCACACAAATAGGATTCTCTCTCCTTATGGCAGTTCGTAAACTCCCGTTCTCCCTGTCAAAACGGTCATCTAGCCGTTTTTATTATGTTCGTTTCAAAGATAATGAAGGAAATTATCTTTCCGCCATTTCCACGAAAGAAAGCGACTATAACCGGGCTGTTAAGGTCGCATGGCAGTGGTATGCCTCTGGCGAAATTTCATCAAAAAAACACTCAAAAAAACTTAACGAAAAATCCTTCTTACAAATTCTTCGCAAGTCATTTATAACTGAAGAAGAAGCTCCGGAAATTTTAGAGCTCCTTAAAAAAAGAGGAATCCTCAAAAGTTATGTGCAGGCAGGTGCAAAAAATGACATCTTGTTGAAAAAATTTCTGCTTAATTTCTGGGATTGGGAAAAGTCAGAATATATCCGTGAAAAACTCCGTAGTGAAAAAAGTATAGGAAAAACACACTGCCTCACATGTTTCCATTATGTGCGTGATTACTGGATTCCATTTTTCGGGGCCAAATTACTAGGAGAAATCAGTCGACAGGATTTGAAAAAGTTCCTGGACCATATACAGGAACTAAAGCGCAGCAATTCTGCTAAGAATCAGATTTGGCTTGCTGGAGCACAGGCTTTGCGTTGGGCTTATCACAATGAGTTTATTGAGCGGGACATAACAGCGGGTTTAGGTGGATTTTCAGGAAAGAAAAAGCGTCGTGAAATTCTTACCCCAGAACTTGTGAAGGCTCTTTTTTCCGTTGATTGGAATGATCAAAGATATAAACTCGCAAACCTTCTCGCAATGTGCACCGGATTGCGTGCAGGCGAAATCAGGGCATTGCGCAAATGCGACCTAGGGGAGTCATGCCTTTATATCCGGCATTCATGGAACGACATCGAGGGGTTGAAATGCACTAAGAACGGAGAGGATAGAATCGTGCGGCTGCCGTTTCCTGGACTTTCCAAAAAGCTCTTGGAGCTTGCCGAATCAAATCCTTATTCAGCCGATATGGACGCATTCGTTTTCTTCTCGACAATTCCAAATAAACCTATCGAATCAAGATGCTTTCTTTCTTCACTCCATTCTGCATTAGAGAAAATCGGGCTAACAAAGGAAAATGCAAAAAAATATTGTTTCCATGCCTGGAGACACTTTTTTGCATCCTATATGCGTGACAAAGTGAGCGAGAAACTTTTGCAGAGCCAGACGGGACACAAGACACTTGCGATGCTGGAGCACTATTCAGAACATAAAATCAGCGGAGACGACGAAAAAATTCAAAAAGCACAAATGGAACTTTTCGGGGAAGTAGTGGGAAACACAACTATTGAATTTACACCTCAAAAACTCTACCAAAATGTAAAAATCAAGGAAATGGATAAGACAGGCTTATATGAGCACTCCCGGCAATTCAGGTGAAAAAATGACTGTATTCATAAAACAGGAGGTTCTATGAACAACAGGCTTTTATGGCAACGAAGAATCAGAAATTATGCGGGATTGCTCGGAGCTTTGCTTCCGTGGCTCTCACTTTTTTCTGCATGGCTCTACGGTGCAGTGTCGGGCGGCCTTACTTCGAGCTTTTGGAGCGATTTTTCAATATCAGCAACTTATTATTGCTCGCCAGCTTTGCCGGGGATATTGACGGCGGCAAGCATCGTTTTAATGTGCTATGACGGGTACAGTAAAATTGACAATATTGTGACGACCGTTTCGGGACTTTTCGGTCTTATGATTGTCCTTTTTCCGTGCAAGTGCTCTCTGTCCACTGCGTATGTCGGCTTCTTTCAGCTGCCTGAAAATGTATCGAGTGCAATTCATTGTACGGCCGCAGTCATATTCTTTTGTCTTCTTGCGTTTAATTCTCTGTTTCTTTTCACGATGTCACAAGGGCAGAAAACAGAGAAGAAGAAACTTCGGAATAAAATATACATAATCTGCGGAATCGGAATGCTTTGCGCAATGATTTTAATGCCGTTGAGAATTAAATTTCCGGCAAAAACCTGGTGGGTTGAAATGATAGCGCTTTCTTTCTTTGGTATTTCATGGCTCACCAAAGGCGGAGCATTTAAATTCCTGAATGACAATGAATAAAAAAACCGCCCAGGAGATGAAGAGAGGGCGGCGTTTCTGAAAAAGAGAAATTCCGAAAATGAAGATAATTAAGGAATAATATCTGAAATATAACCTATTTTTTGAAAATTCTCAAGATGACTGTATAAGCATGGAGTACATATTCTTTCTAAAAGGTGAGGTGCCGGCGAAAAAAAACAGCCGGCAAATGCTCCCGAATAAAAAAAACATACCTTCAAAAAACTATCAGAAATGGCATGAAAACGCACTTTTTCCGCTTATTTTTCAGCGAAATTCTCAAAAAATTACAAAATCTTTGAATTGTCCGTTGCGGGTTGAAATAACTCTTACTCATGGAGATTTAAGGCGCAGGGACGGTGATAACGGTGAATCTTCAATACTGGATACCTTGAAGGATGCCAAAATAATCGAGGATGATTGCTGGCAGATATGCAGGAAAGTATCTGTCGAGAATCTTTTCGAGAAGGGAAAACCGTCTGTAACAATCAGAATCAGTGAATACTAAAAATGACTGTAAAAGTATGTGGGAAGCAATCGAAAAAATCTTGACTGACAAAAACTCGTGGCTCGTGCTTTGCTTTGTTTTTGTAGTCATTGTCATTTTCATTCATGAAGTAAGAAAAGGTTTTTTTTCTTTCAGCTCGAATTACCTGAGAATCGGCAACGGAGAAAAAGAAAGGAACATCATAAGGCAGCAAGTGGAGTGGGCGCATATTTATATCATGTCGCTGGAATCGAAAATCACGCCTGCAACAAATCAATACAATGGGTATTTCACGAAATTCATTCTTGAGAGAGTTTACGATGAAGTTGTGGATTGGGTGACGTTTAATCATTTAAATCTGAATTCCGCATATATCGAAATAAAGCAGGAAAAAATATGTGCCTTGGTATATAGCCTGCATGTAAAGCCTGAATTCCAGACGAAAGAATTTAAACAGCGGATGAACAACTGGACCAGGGAAATAATTGAGGGATTAGTCAGAATCCGACAAATCTATAAATAGCGAGGTAAAAAAATGAAAAATCCGCAGACAAGGGCAGAAATCATCGGGAAATATGGCTGTCTTGCTATGTGTTACCTGTATTGCGTTGGCATCTGCCCCGAAACCGAGGGCGAAATGATTAAACATATCTCAGCAGCAATGGACAAAGGCCTGCTCGATGAAGAATGCACGGTTTTAAGTGCCTCAAAACTTTTAGCACATTTCACGGGCAAAAGTTTTTATGTTGAAAAAAAAGCAGTTTCGGACATCAAGAAAATAAAGGATGCAACTCCGGTCCGATTCACTTACAACGGGAAAGGGCATTGGGTTGTAGTGGAGAACGGAAAGATCGTTTTTAATTCGATTGCAAATTCAGCCTGTGTTCAAAACGGAAAGCCGGACACAGCCCGCGTAATCACGCTTTTGTAGCCTGTAAAAAATGACTGTATCTGTATGAAATTTTTTGGATTGGAACTGAGAAAAGCCCCTAAGGTAACGGTAAAGAACGACACGAGTACCGTTCCAAACAGCAAGTATGATTACGGAAATATTTTCGTATTCTCACCATATATGAGCGTTGGTGAAATGCTGGCAAACACAACGCTTGCGAGCTGCGTTTACATCATCGCTGATGCCGTGGCTTCCCTTTCCTTTGTCGTGTACAGGAACAAGGACGACAGCCGAGAGCGTGCCACGGACATGCCGCTTTACAGGCTTTTTGCCCGCAGACCGAACGAAAACGACACGCCTTTTATTTTCAAGAAAAAGATTCTCCTGCACCTGCTCCTGAAAGGCAACGCTTTTATTTTCGTGGAGCGTGACAGGAATTTCCAGCCGACCGCCCTCTATACGCTTGACCCTTCATCAGTGGAAATCAAGAAAACGAGCGAGGGAGAAGTTTATTACCTTTACCATGCGGACGGGAAAACCTACAAATACAACCGCGACACAATCCTTCACATTCCCGCAATCCGTTATGACAGGCTCCGGGGATTCTCTCCGATTGAGTACGCCACACACTCCGCAAAAACCGGGCTTGAGCTTGACGAATACACCTACAATTATTTCGACGGTGGAATCCATTCTAAAATCATGCTTACAGTTCCAAAGGAAGTGACCACATGGACAAAAGCAGATTCCGATCAGCTTATTGCACGCTTCCTTGAAACATACGGCGGAAAGGAAAACGCAAACAAACCTCTGATCCTTAATAAAGGACTTACGGGGCAGCCGCTTAATCTTTCCGGAAACGGAGAGAGTCAGCTTGTAGAGCTCCGCGCCTTTTCAGAAAAAGAAATTGCAAAAATCTACAGGGTTCCTCTTTTCATGCTTGGCAAGGACTCGGCGAAATTTACGAACATGGAGCAGATGAACACATTCTTCCTTCAGCAGACTTTGACTCCGTGGCTCGTACTCCTCAATCAGTATTTTTCAACGCTCATTCCTTCCTGGATGCAGGACGACTACTACGCGGAATTTGATCCGAACACGATCCTGAGGGCGGACGCTAACACAAGGTTCAACAACTACATCAAGGGATTCAACAACGGAATCTACACGCTCAATGAAATCCGAAAGATGGAGAATCTTCCTAAGATTGATGAGGATTTCGGAGACAAGCACTTCCTTCAGCTCAATATGTCCCCGATCAATGACATCGAGAGCATGGAAGACAAGGAAAACGGGAAAAATCCTGATTCAGACAATCAGAATAAGAACAATAATAATAAAGGAAAAAATGATAATTCAGAATCAGAAAATGAAGATTCTGAATAAAAAATGACTGTATAGGCAGGAGAAAAAAACATGGACGAAGAGCTTGAGAAACTTGCAAGGAAAATAAACGCCGGACGACAGTACCGCGCTATGTCACTGAAGCCAGTTGAGAAAACAGAGACGGAGGGCAAGGACGAGGAATCTTACATCGTTGAGGGGTATGCCACGACCTACAACGAGCGTTATGTGCTCTTTGACTTTGACGAATACCGTTTTGAGGAACAGGTTGACCCGCACGCCTTCGATAAATGCGACATGAGCGACGTAATCATGCAGTTCGATCACACTGGCCGTGTATTCGCAAGGACCTCAAACAATACCCTCGGAATGATTTCTGACAATCATGGTCTTAAAATCCGTGCGGATTTGTCCTCTACGGCTTTGAGCCGTTCGATGCACGAGGACATCAAGGCGGGGCTTGTCACAAAGATGTCTTTCGGATTCGCCGTGCGCGGTGACAGAATCGAGAAGACACAGGACGAGAACGGAAAAAGAGTTTACATCCGTACAATTACGGACATAAGCAAATTATACGACGTTTCAGCCGTATCGTTACCTGCAAACGACGGCACGGAAATTTCAGCCAGAAGCTGGTGCGAGGGAGTCATCGCAGAGCTTGAAGCGGAGCGACTTAAGGCTGATGAATCTGAGAAACGTAAGAAAATGGAATCGGATGAACGCGAGCGAAAACTTGCGTTGCTCGAATTTGAATTGAACTAAAAAGAGGTTTTACCCTATGAACAAAAAGGAACGGCGCGCAAAACTTATAGCTGAACTCCGTGCGATGCACGAGCTCGCACAGAAAGAAAACCGCGCTTTTACAGACGATGAGAGCAAGGCTTTTGCTGAAAAAGAAGCAGAGGTTCGAAAACTCTCAGCAGAAATCGCAGCCGAAGAGCGCGAGGCTATGCTCAAAGGCTTTACCACTGAGCTTCCAAAGGAAGAGGGCGAGAGCCGTGGCGAAGTCTCAGACAAGATGAAAGAATTCCGCAATTACCTTCTCAACGGCGAAAAACGCGACATATCAGTCGGTTCCGGCGGTGGCGCACTCTCTCCGCAGGAGTTTGTCGCTGAAATCATCAAGGGAGTGGAGAACGATTCTCCATTGTACGGCCTTGTCCGCAAATTCCCCCTCAGCGAGGCAAAATCTCTCGGCGCTCCTTACGAAGCCGCTGATGCAAGCGATGCCTCTTGGACGGCAGAAGTTCCTGTGTCTGACATCACTGCTGATGCAACACTCGCTTACTCTCTCCGTGAGCTTTCTCCGAACACTCTGGTTAAGCTCATCAAGATTTCTGACAAGCTCGTCAAAGTTTCTGCTCTCCCAATCGAACAGATTGTCAAAGAGAAAATCACAGAAAAACTTGTCGCGGCTTTCGAAAACGGAATCACCGTCGGTACAGGCTCTGGCCAGCCGCTCGGCGTTTTCACCGCATCTGCAAACGGCGTTCCAACATCACGCGATGTAACAACAGCCGGGGCAACACTTGCTTCAGACGACCTCATCAAGACAAAGATGAGCCTGAAACCTGCTTACCGCCGAAAGGCCCGCTGGGTAATGTCTACAGACATCCTCACAGACTGTCTGCTCTTGAAAGACAAGAACGACCAGTATTTGTGGCGGCCGGGCTTGCGTGACGGAGACCCGGACACATTGCTCAGCCTTCCGGTTATCGAATCGGCTTACGCTCCATCAACAAAAACATCAGGCAGCTACATCGCCGTTCTCGGTGATTTCAGCTACTACTGGTGGGCTTATGTTGACGGAATCGAAATCAAGAATCTTGTCGAGCTCTTTGCCCTCAAGAATCAGCTTGGTTTCAAGGGCACTGCATACGCAGACGGCGCTCCGGTTCTCGCTGAGGCATTCTCACGCGTAAAAGTAGGAACATCAGAGTAGTTTGAATAAACATTCACGGGAAGGTGATTTTAACATCACTTTTCCGTGAGTTTTTAAGGAGTTGAAAATGGCAAAAACAAAGAAAGCTGAAATAAAAGAAGCCCTTGAAACAGGCGTTATTCATGATGCACCGGCACAGGCGGAAGAAACAACTGAGCAGACAACTACTGCACAGATGGAAGAAACAAAAACAAAAAAAATTAAGATTCTGAAGGTTGTATGCCGTCCTGAAGGAACTTTCCTTCCAGACAGAATCTATGAGATTGATTCCAAACTTGCTGACAAGCTGATCGCAAGTGGAAACGCAAAAGAGGAACAGTAAGAATGTCATATATCACGCCCGAAAACCTCAAGAAGTTCTCAGACAAATTCCCCTCGGATGAAACACTGCTGCAAAACTACTGTGATACAGCAGAGCAGATTATCGAGGAGTATTTGGGCTATTGCCCGGAACGGAAAAGCTATGAGACCGTAGAGCGTGGTATAGGCTCGATGTATTTCGCACTTGAGGCAAAGCCGATTGCTGAACTTACCGCAGTTTCGGCGGACTCATCTGAAATTGAACTGGCAAACATAAAAGTCATCAAGAATACGAATTACATTGCCTTTGACGACGGCTCGAAATTCCTTTGCGGCGTGAAATATTCCGTCTCATATAAGGCTGGATACGAAACGGTCCCGGCACAGATTGTGACGACCGGATTGCAGATCGCCTCACTTCTTTGGGAAAGTTCGGGTGGAAACCTTGCAGTTACATCAACGAGTTTCGCCGATTCAGGAAGCCGCACATTCCAGAGCTTCAAGCCAGATCGCTTTCTTGACCAAATATCACTTTACAGGATGGCAAAGGTAGATTACTGATGGGTAAGACAGGACAGTTTCTTTCGGTAAAAGCGGATGTCTCCCGTGCACAAGTTGCCCTTGCGGGAACTTCAAAAAGCCTTGTTTCAATATCCCGGCAAACGCTCGGAATTATCGGAAAGGGTACTGTCAAAACGATTAAACGGGAAATAAAGGCTCTCACGGAGACACGCACAGGCGAGCTTCTAAAGGCCTACCGATACAAGGTAAGGAAAGACGGTACGCTGGCGAATGTCTTTCCAAAAGCATTGAACGGCGAAAAGTCAATTTTTCCAAAAGCCATGGCCCTGAGCTACGGCACAAAGAATGGAAGACTTAAAGCCCTGGGATTCGTTCAGAGCGGCGAGAAATATGCTGAGTCGGACGATTGCCAGTCTGATATCGATAAGATGATTCAGAAAGAACTTGATAAATACTGGAGATAGCATGGAAGAAATCTTCAATCACATAAAAAACTTCATTCTTTCTACTGTAAATGGTTACATTTCCGAAATGGCAGATGAAGAGACACCAATGAACACTGTTGATGAGCAGTTTATTGTTTTCGGTTCGGTGGACCTGTCTCGCTATGACTCGAAAGTCGTCTGCTCGATTTTGCCGGACAGTCAGGAAGAGAACGAAGAAGAAATCGGAAGTTATAAAATCACCTCTGGTTTCACAGTTACATTCTTATGCAAAGGTTATCCGCAAGATGTCCTTGTCCGCCAGATATGCAGGTATGGCGCGGCATTCCGTCGGGCGGTGCTGGATGATGTCTCACTCGGTCAGACGGTGGAACGGTCTGAAATCGGAAGCCGTGAATTCTTTACCGATGCAGGAACGGTTGAGAAACAGGTAACGGCGGTAGAAATCGGGCTTACGGTAGAAACCGAGGACGAAATCGAACTTTAATTAGGAGAAAAAAAGATGGACAAAACAACCCTCATCAAAAAACACCTTATCCGCCCTTTCCTTAACGGCGGAAGTTCTGCAACTCCAAGCTGGGTGCAGATTAAGAAGGCTACGGAAAACACAATCAACATGAATCCGACAACGGAAGACCGTGATTACATCTCGGACGAACAGCCGACAACGGAACTTCTCGCCTACAAAATGAATGTGGCTTACGGTGTAACGACATATAAGGGCGAGCCAGATTTTGAGCTTTTCTACGACTTGTACAAAAACCGATACACCGGTTCAGATGCACAGAAAGAGCTTCTTCTCGTGTATCTCTTTGACAAGGGAAAGCTCGGCGACAAAGATGTCTATTTCGCTCAGAAATGGAATTCTACGATTGTCGTCAATGACTTCAATACAGTCGGAACTGTAATTGATGTTGAGGTAAATGCAAACGGAACTCCAACAATCGGCTATGTCACGATTGAGAACGGAAATGCCGTTTTCACAGAGCATGAAGGCGGCCTGCCAACATTCACCCTGCTCGAAACAGAGCCGGAGGACTGGGCGACAAATTATGCCGATTACTTCACAAAGGACGGAGACACATATAAAAGCGTAGTGGGAGTCCCTCAGGATTCTTACGAGCTTCTTGCAAGTGCTCCTGAAGACTGGGCAACGAATTGGACTGACTATTACACAGAGTCAGAGGGAGTCTACAGCCCTGTCACCGGAGACTCAGCTCCTGAGTTCGCCACAGACACCTATTACAGGAAAGTCACTTCGACTGTTGCCCCGGCATTCGCAGAAAACACCTACTACAAGGCGGACTAAGATTGCTTGACCTCTCGAAGGCAAAAGCCCCTGAAGCCGTTAAGGTTGACGGGGTTTTTTACGCCATAAAAACAGATTTTAGAAACTGGATAAATTTCTCACGAATTCTCAGAAGCGACAGCCCGCTTTTCTCCAACTTCGATTTTATTTATGAGACATCAATCCCGGATAACCAACAGGCCGGATTTGATGCCCTGATGGAATTTTTTGAAAACAAAAAGGAACTTCCGCGGATCATTGAGGATTCTAGCGACATCCGGGTTCTTGATTACACTTTGGATGCAGAGCTGATTTTTTCAGCTTTTATGGAACAATACGGAATTGACTTGTTTGATGAAAAACTTCACCTGCATTGGTGGAAATTCCTTGCATTGCTTTCGGGGCTGCACGGAACAAAACTGAACGAAGTAATGGCTTACAGATGTTTTGACGAAAATGCTAAGACAGACTGGAAACAAACTCAGATTTTGAACAGAAAAAGGTGGGAACTGCCTCGACAACTCACGGCGGCGGAAAAGAAAGCCGAAGAAGATTTTGACAGGCTGTTAGGAGAAAAGAAAGACTAATCAGAATTACGGTTCTCTTCAAAAGTCCATGAGACACCGTCTTTTGTCCATTTATATGCGATTACAGCAGCGATAATGATGAAGATTGCCCAAATCATAGCTCACCCCCTGCATTTTTATTGTAAGCCTAAAATGACTGTATTGTAAAGGATTTTATATGGCAAAAAATAAGAATGTAACTATTAAAATCGGCTCTGATGTTGAAGAAGCAAAAAAAGGCATAAACTCAATATCAAGCCAATTAAACCAGCTCGCTAAAAATGTTCAGAAACAGCAGAAGCCTCTTAAAAACTTTCTTGATTCATTTAATGCAGTCGGAAAGGCGTTCGGAATAGCAAGAAGTGCTTTCTCTGCGGTAAAAGGAACGATTGACGACATAACGAACTCTTACAATGTTCAGGCGCAGGCGGAAAAACAGCTTGAAGCCGCTGCAAAAAACAATCCGTATCTTTCAGAATATTCAGTCCAGCAGCTGAAAGAGTTTGCAAGCGGATTGCAGTCCATTTCTACGGTAGGCGATGAAGAGCTTTTGCCGATGATGGCACAGCTTGCAGCCGCCGGAAGGACACAGAACGAAATTCAGGACATAATGGCCGCAGCTCTGGACATGTCCGCAAGCGGTGCAATGTCACTTGATGCCGCGGTGAAACAGCTCAACGCCACTTATTCGGGCGCTGCCGGAAAACTTGGTCAGCTGAGCGGTGAAGTTAAGGGATTGACGACGGAACAGCTCAAAAACGGAGAGGCCGTCAAAATAATGAAGGAGCAGTATTCGGGTATTGCAAAATCCGTTACAGATAGCACCGGCGGCTGGAAGCAGTTTAAGAATACCCTCGGAGACCTTAAAGAGACACTCGGCTCATCATTTGCAAATTTGCAGAACTCGGCAGGAAAAGTCCTTAACAATTTTTTCGGCACCATCATTGAAAAACTTTCGGCAGCCGGGAAAGAAGCGGACGAGTTCAAGAAAAAGCTTCATATTACGGATACCCTCAACGATGCGGATGCAAGCGTAAGCGACCTTAACGGAGTCGTCGAACAGTTGCAGTCAGAATTAAAAGAAATTGACGACATCAAGGCTTTCAGCAAACTTTCGGGCGGAGCAAAGGAATTCAAAAAAAATGCAGAAGAAGCCCTCAAAGCCGCGAAAGCGCAGAAAGAAGAGGATACTCTTAAATGGACTAACGCTCATATTGAAGCGGTAAACAGATACGCCGAGGCTTCAATAAAAGGCGACAAAGACAGAATGTACACCTCGGACCAGACAGTAAAACAGATCCAGGCAAACATGCAGAAGATTCTCGCCGAAGATGAGGCTTTTATTACAAAAGCTGAGGATAATTTCAAACAAGCCGACAAGGAAGCAAGCAGACTCAATAAGAGGTGGGTTCTTGAATTTTCTCAATCTGCTGAGGGCCTTGCAGCAGAAAGGGTAAAAGTCGAGCAACAGCTTACAACGGCAATAAAAAAACGGGATGCCGCACAAAAAGAAGCTGACAAGAACAAGGGCAAGGCTGAATCGTTATCAAAAGATGAAAAAGCCCTTGAACTCATTTCCAAAAATAACGCGGAACTTCAAAAGCAGCTTGCCGCAATCGAGCGAAAATACTCATTAATGCAGAGCGAGGGACAGGAAATTGACGAGCTGGCAAAGGCTCAGGAAATACTCTCCGCAAAGGAAAGTTCATACCTCGCCCTGATTTCAGAGGACACATCCCTTGTAACGCAGAATAATGCCGTGGCAAAGGCAAGGCTTGCCGAAATAAAGTCAGCTTATGATGAAGTAACTGAAGCGATAAAGAAAAAGGCCGCAGCGGAAAAGGACAAGAAAGCCCTCGAAGACCTAAACAAGGAAACGGAAAAACTCACCGAAGAGGCAAAGAAATTTGTCGGACAGATAGAAGAGGTGAAGCTGTCAGACCGTATAAGCGAACAGATTTCTTTGCTAGAGGCAAACCAGGCTAAAATTGAGGGAAACACCGAGGCTCAGGAAGCATACAATCAGAAAATACGAGAGCTTAAAGACCTTCTTGTCCAGGTCCAGGCGGAAGAAGCAGCCCGCTCGGAAAACACAACAGCCGTTCAGTCATGGGCGAAACTGCATGAGCAAAAGTTCCAGATTGCCTCAGACTTTGCCGCGAAATACGACGAAATAATGAGCGGAATCTCTAATCTTGTGGCGCAAAATGCAAAGAACGAAGCGAGCGTAAAACAAGCAGAACTTGATAAACAGCTCAAAGCCGGATTAATTTCTGAAGAAGAATACGCAGAAAAAAAAGAACAGATTGAACGGGAATCAGCTGAGAAACAATACAAGATGCAGATGTGGGCGTGGGGTGCTAACCTTCTTAACATTCAGGCGCAGACGGCTCTTGCAATCGTAAAGGCTCTTGCTGAGGGCGGTCCGTTCACAGGTCCGGCAATGGCGGCACTCATCGGCGTACTTGGCGGAGTCCAGCTTGCCACAGCAATAGCCAGCAAACCACAGCCACCTTCTTTTGAAACGGGCGGAGTTGTAGGAGGCTTTCAAGGGGCAAGTATGGGCGGGGATAACACATACATCCACGCCCGAAACGGAGAGATGATTTTAAACGCAAGACAGCAAAAGGCAATGTTTGATCAGCTCAACGGCGGGCAGGGCGGAAGTGATGTCAGCATGAATGTCAAAATCATCAACAACGCTTCGGGTGAAGTAAGTGCCACCCCGAAAATGACAGAACAAGGCTTGCAGGTGACGATTGATAAAATGGTCAATTCCTCAATGAAAGAAGGAAACTATACGGACTCAATGAACATCGCACAATCACGGGCAAAAGGAGCGGTTTATCTATGACAATTACACAGTGGAGTGAAAGCGTAAATTCAAAGTTCTTTGCTTTCAATGAGAGGCCAAAAGAGAATACAAGGCAGACTGATTATTTATCGGGCAGGGTGACGGCCTATCAGGTCAATACCAGAAATGTAATGACATTCTCTTGCAGCCTTCAGCTCACGAAAGAAGAACTGGCAAATTTCTGGGAATGGTTCAATGATGAGTTAGGAGGGCTTTCCGGCGTATTTTCATGTGCTGCACTCGGTCAGGGCTATTACAGGTTTGCCGAAATTCCTGATCCGCAGGACACAAATCAGCTTTACCGAGTCCTTTCAATGAACATTGAGGAGGTTTACTGATGACCGACCAGGAACTTTTTGACAGATTCTTTTCAGGCGGAAAATTCTCCCTGCCATACCTCGTTAAATTCTATCACCCTACGGCGGGCACGATAAGGCTCGTAAACAACACTGAGGCGATAGAACTTGACGGCGAGGAATATATTCCTTCTTCGTTCGACTACACACCGCCCGACACGGCCGGAAAAGGCGCGAGCCTTAAAATCACAGGCATCGACAACGGACTCATTGAATTTGTTGAAAATGCAAACTGGCAGTACCGCCTTGAAGTCACCGGAGTAATTGCCGAGGACGGGACCGTGCAGAAAATCAAGTCTTATGTACATTTTTACGGCTCCGTTTCATACGGCGACGACATGCAGCTTCAGTTCCAGCTTGGCAGGGACGACAGGCTTGATATGACTTTCTGCCCCTACACTTACGACACCGACAATAACAGGGCGAACGCATAAAACTGACTGTATAGGCATGGAAAAAGAAACTGATTTCTCTGACATGATTGGCGTTCCGTACAAAGACGGCGGCCGGGATTTAAACGGACTTGACTGTTACGGTGCGGTGATTATGGCAGCAAAACGGCGGGGGAAAACTCTCCGAGACATACGCTATACAGACCATAACCCGAATCTAGCCCATGAATTTGCACCTACGCTTAATGTAGAACTGATTGAAAAGCCAGAGCCGGATGCACTTATTGAAATGGTTTGCGGATATGAGCTGCATATCGGCTTCTGTATCGATGAGACGACTTTTCTTCATGCCACGAGAAGCCAGGGCGTGCGTATATCACGGATCGGCTGCATACCGGCAAAAAACTTTTATAGGATAGTATAAAATGGGACTTCTTCATATTTATGACACTGTTTCAGACAAGCATGAGAGCGTAAAGGCCTCTGGAAGACTCTGCGACATTCTTCCGAACTACGATTTTTCACATGCCGTGATAATCAAGGCTGGAGAACGGCTCACCCCCGATTATGTCGTGCGTGACGATGACATACTTTATATACGCACTTGTCCTTCCGGTGTTACGGCACTTACGGTCACGGCAATCGTAATCGCTGTTGTAGCAGTTGGTGTCGGTGTCGGTGTCGGAATCTATTCCTACAAACTGGCACAGCAAGCGGCGGACCAGGCGGCGGAAGCAGAAAGGAACTCAAAGAAACTCTCACAGCAAGTCACTCAATATCCTTTCATAAAGGGTGCAAGCAATCAGAATGCGCTTGGAAATGCAATCCAGTATCTTTTCGGCAATATCTACAACACTCCGTACAAGCTGAACGAAGGATTTTACTCAATCGGCGGTGCAGACGGCTCAAAGCAATACTACAATGTGATTCTTTCCGCCGGATGGGGACCGCAACTGATTAAGTCACTGTCGATTGGCAATGAAAAGATAAAAAACTTCGCGAACACTTCTCCTCAGGAATTAACCACGGGGTTTGATTATACATCCCTATATTATGATGCGGAGAATGTCATTGAAATCGCTCAGGAACACGAATTTACAAGCCCCATGTTCCAACAGAAGGTCCGCGGCGAGTATTCAGGCGAAGAAATAAAGCATGACAACGGTTCTCCTGCTGAGCCGCTCATCGTACAGCTTGCGGAACATACAATGAAGGCAGAAATTTGCATTCAGTTCACAGGCCTCAGGCAGTTCGTAGATAATGAGTGGGTAGGAAAAACCGTCACGGTCACACCGTACTGGTCAAACGACGGCGGCTCGACATGGAACGCATTCACCTTTGACAGGGGAAATAATACTTTCTCATATAACTCAGACCATACATTAAGATTCACCGCTACACTGGCTTTCAGCTATGCCCAGGCTTACGGCAAGCAGATTTCAATAAAACTGGTGCGCGAAACAGAAAAAGCCAGCTCAAATTCTCAGGAAGGGTGCTATCTTCTCTATTACAATTCATTCTGCTATGACAACAAGAAAAGCTCGACGGGAGTTCTTGTCCCATGCTCGCCGATAGAATCTCCGTTCATGGAAAAGACTACCCGCATAGGTATTAAAATCATCGCAAACTCGAACACAAGCGGAATGCTCGATAAGTTTAACTGCATGTGTTACGGAGTCGCCAGAACATGGAACAAAGTTCTCAGGGTATGGAGTGAAAGCAAGACCACTACCAGAAATGTTGCAAGCTGGATCCTTGAGATTATGGGAAGCGACACGCACCTTCCGTCAAAAATTTCTGACTCACAAATCGACCTGCTTTCTTTCGGCAGGCTTTACGAATATTGCGAGGAAAACGAATTCTATTGTGACGGCATCGTTACGCAGGGCATAAAAAAAGAAACGCTTCTCTCAAAACTCCTGCTTCTATGCAATGCCGACATGTACATCGATTCGGACGGAAAATACTCAATCGCAATCGACAAAAAGGAATCGACTCCCGTTGCATTGCTCAATGCTCAAAGCGTCCGGAGCGTTATTGTCGGAAAATCCTTCGAGCGCAAGAGCGATGGACTCAAGGCGACATTCACAAACCGCGAAAGCTGGCAAATCGACACGATGTATGTCATGCGCGACGGCGGAGAAAAGGGAATTGACGACACCTGCACGGAAACAAGCATTGAGTTTGCGACAAACTCGGACCATATTTATAAAATCTGTCAGAGGCAGCTCAGGCGTCAGATTCTCCAGCCCCGCGAAATTACCGTAAAAGTCGGTCGTGAAGGTGATTACTATCCGCTATATTCAACAGTATACCTACAGCTTGAGCAGCTGAGGCAGGGACTTGCAAGTGCGGTAATTCACAAAATAATAAAAAACCCTCTCGGTAAAATCACAGCCCTTGAAGTAAGTGACCTTCTGGATTTCGGCAACGACTTTTCACAGGATGAATATATTGACGAAAATGGCAGCACCTATATCGATGAAAACGGAAATCCTTATATTTATATTGAGGTCCCGGAAAATGCCACTTACGGAGTTATTATCCAGGCACAGGATGAAAACGGCCGCAAATCTGTCGGCGCGAAGGTTTACGGATTCGGCAAATCACGCACTGTTTATTTCCTGTCTCCGCTCGATCCGGGCGAAGGCGTACAGATACAGCCCGGAAACATCCTTTCTTTCGGACTCCTTAACGAACGGGGAGAATTTGACCGCATTACGAATGTAATGAAAATTACGGCGGTCAAGCCGGAATCTGACGGCTGGGAACTTGTGCTGAAGGATTATTCCGAAGCCATTTATGAGTATGGCATTATTCCTGAATACAAGAGCAACCTCACCACGCCAACCGCACAGGCTCTTCCTTCGGAAACCATAAGGGAAGAAGCAAGAAAAAGCGAACAGGCTCAGACAAACGCGGAAACAGTCGCAGCCGTTTCTACTGCAATCATAACCAGTACAACAAAACTTGAGGTCAGCCGCACTTCCATTCAGTTTCACATCAACGGCGAGGACAACACCCTTTACTCGGAAACGGCAACATTTACCGCCGCCCTCATGCGTAACGGCGAGGGAGTCACACCCGATACTATTTCCGCAACCTGTGACAGCAATGCTTTTGCCGTGTCTGCATCAATAACAGGGCTTGTAATAACCGTGTCGGTGACATCTGTTTTCGGGGCTTCTTTCTCCGGTGCATCGGTCACGGTTACGGTAACAAGCGGCGGGCTGTCATATTCAAATAAATGCACGGTTACGGCGAGCGACACGGGAAAGTATCTCGGACCGATTGCTTCAGTTGCAAACATCCCCCAAACTCCGGGTTTAGGAGACTACTTCACATGGACTGGGGCAAACACACAAAGCAGCCTTGTGACTGGCGGGACCCTTTATACATCATACCTTTACCGCTATACCGGCGCGCACGGTGGAACGGAGACATGGACGAGCGACATCCGCATAGAGCACAATGCGAGTGCCCTGAGCGATGTCCTAAACATGCTGAGTGAAAACCTTTCGGAAAAAAATTCCTACGGCATGACATTCCTGGACCGGCTTGCTGTTAATGCGATTTTTGCCCGCACCCTTGCCGTTCAGTCTGCGTTCATCGATACGCTCATGACAAAGACACTCACGGTACAGCAGAACGGTATCATCAAGAGCAACGGTTACACACCAGCCGCAACACCTTCTCAAGCACCATCCGGCAGCGGATTCTACATGAGCGCAAACGGCTTCGCGGAATTCTGTAACATCAACATCAGAGGCCAGGCTACTTTCATTGGTAAAAAAGTTGAGGCAAGCGGCACTCTGGTACTCCCGATGAAGTCAAATACAACAGGACTTCAGGAAGGGGAAATCTTTATTTATACAGGAAGCTAAGCATGGGTAAAATTCTTCACTCTACGCCACGCCTTTATTTGCAGAAAGACAACAATTCTCTGCTAAACTTCTATTTATTCTCTACAAAGGATTATTTCAAGTCAGATGTGCTTGTAATTCAAATCAAGAATTACGGATATTTGCCTTTTGTGTACAGAGCTCCGTATGATTTAACTTCAGGCTTAGTCTGCTACAAAAACGGCCTGCTCTACAGGCCTGCAAGCTATGGATTTACAGTGCCCGTTAAGTTCAAAATAGAAGTAAATTCTGCCCCCCGCTCCATCCTACCTCAGATCCAGATAAAGGTCACGACATATTTCCAGGGGCTGATTGCTATAAATGCCTGGTCTTTTTTAAACATTGATATAGAATTCAAGATGACATTCGATAACGGCACGACACAATCTATACATGTGACGGAACTGGTTACAGATTCAATTTGTTACAACGGATATGGCATTATTAAAAAAATTGAAATCTTCGCAAATGTCTCAAACATATCATTTTCTTTTGATTTTCCTTCAGGACAGGCTGATTATGAGGCGGAACGGGAATTCCCGCTTTAATCTGTAGCAGTGGAAATTCCTTTCCTATTCTCTTATTATTTCCA